CTCTTTTAATTAGAACCATTGCAAAATCATCAGAGCTTTCACTTTCTGACCAAGAGGGGTCAATTGATAAAATATATTCATCATCTGGGTTACCAATAACTTCAACACTTTGACCTTCTCCATCTGGAATAGTGCATTCCATCATTTTACTCACTTTCAAGTAACCAGAGCTATCATCTGTAACTACAGCTCCAAATTCTCTACTAAATTGGGCCTCACTCATAGTGGCTTTTGCCTGATTGATTAGATTCTGGTCATATAATTGATCAGGAGCGCAGTCATAGCTAAAATGCATAATAGTTCTATGAGCGCCATCCTGATCGTTTTTATTCAATATCAATGATTCATACTGACAGTATAGCTTGTATAGGTATTCGAAGCGATAAGACGCAGAAGATAAACCAATAATTTTGTTATTCGGCCATTGCTTCCTATTTTCTTCTTTCATTTTGCCAGTATCTATTAGTTTAGTTTCTAAATCATATATTTCTTGACGCTCTGTCGGGTTTTCAACAACGGAAAGGAACGGCATAATAACCTCATTCAAAACTTTTTCTGGCATCAACAAAAGCTCATCAATAATCATTCTTTGAAAACGGAAACCACGAAGTTTTTCTCCGTCCCCAAGTGGGAGTGCTGTTATTTTACTTCTGCCAATTTCCATGGTCCATTGGTCATTGCTTTTTGAAACTCTAGTGATAGCTTGGGCAAACAATTCTGCTTTTGGGCTAAAACTAATTTCTTCTATTTTATTGAAAATCATTTTTGCCTGACGAAAAGATTTACTAATGATACCAATATGCACCCCTTGATGTAGAATGGCATCTAGAATTGCGTATACGGCAGTTGAAAAGGATTTGCTAAGACCTCTGCTGTTGTGATGAACAAAGCCATTTCCAATGTAGCATTCCTCATTTTCTACCGTTATATCTATAGACACAGTTTCGCACTCTTCTATAGATTTTATTTTAGAAAATATCACTTTTTCGTTTTTGATATTATTTATAATCTTTTCTGTTTCGTTCGATAGATTTTTTAAAACATCAAAATTATTTTGTGAAAAACTTTTTCCCCATGATCCACGTTTCCCAGTTAGTTTTTTCCTCGATCCGTCTTTTTTTAAAATTTCAGAAAATTCTGGAATAAGATTATTTTGATAATTTCTAGTAGATGATCTAGCTATTATTTTTTTCAAGTTTTCTTTTTTGTGGCAGACTACAAAATCAATAGAATCTTGAAATTCTTTTAAAGATGAAATATCATTAGATATAACTAAATCATAGTATGGAACCCCTTTGTGTTCTCCAGATTTTCTTAAATTAGAGGATATCCCCATATTATTAAAGATCATTTTTACTTGCCTTAATAATTGAAGAGATGTATTTTTCAGTCCCACTTTACTTGAAGTATTTAAAAAAGACGCATATCCATCCGCATCAAAAAGACCCCCAATAAGGGAGCAGAGATCTTCTCTTGGACATTGCAATAGCATATCAGGTATAATCTTATTTTTTGATTTTAAAGATTTATCCCAACCAAAACTCTCTAGCCATTTTACTAATTTTCTATTATGCAAAGAGTATTCATAAAAATAAAGGTTTCCAGTTCTTTGTCTTGTATAAGTCTTTAAACCGTTGTCTTGAATGAAATTCTGGATTGTTTCTTGAACTTCATAATTTTCTGAGCAATAATGAATTCCATCTTGGTTGACCCACCCATCCCCTAATACATATCCCAATAAGTAAAATAAATATGGAGAGCCTTTGATATCAGAATCTTTTGTTATGTCCTTATTCCCCCAAATCTCTGTGGACATTTTGATAGGAATTGTATCTCCAATCAGTAATTCTTCAACTTCTTTAAAAAGAAACTCCCCATCAGAATAGCATAAAGTTTTATGTCCAATTTTTGATTTAAATGAATCGCCAGATTGTAAGCAAATATTCAAGCCCTTAGATATGGGATTGACTTTTTTATTAGAAACGCCATTAACGCTATTTCTAGACCTAACATTATCTCCGATCTCAATATCTTTGATTTTTTTAAATCCCTCAGAAGATAAAACATATTCGTTTTGATCTAAACACCAAATGCCCAAAAAGTAATCAGTTTCCATCATTGACTTAATGGCCATGTGTTGAAAAGGAAATAGCTTTATGCCAGTTAATAATTCAGAAGCAAATGATGGATTCTCTCTAAGGAATTTATAAAACAATATCTTAGCTTCGTATTCTTCTATATAACCTTCCTTGTCTAATATTTCTTTATTAATATTAGGAAAAGTTTTTCTTCTCTTTTGTATTCCGTGTTCCCAAGACATAATTTATAATTTCTTTGACCAAAAATATTGGATATCTGTTTTCCATAATGATTTACCCAATACTAATAATTTAGGAATAAGCTCTACGCTGAGATCTCTAGATCCACTAAATACAAATTGGCAACAGTCCCCATACTCTCTTTGTAATTCTCTCATATTGTGAAAGACATATTTAAGATTGAACTTCTTATAGCTATGCTTATTATATTCTTCCATAGAATATAGTGGTGTTTCTATAACAATGAAAAGATAACAACCTAAACTTCTACATCTTTCTAACTCTTTCGCAAATCTATTATATGATACAGTTACGGTGGCGCAAAAATCAGCAAATGATTTCCTATCAACATGAGTATAATTATAATCGTCACCACTCACTGCATAATCTCCTATATCTAATTTTAAAATAGTAGATTTTTTAAACTTTAGTGGCTGCTGCTCTCTTGTATCTATTAAAACATTTATATTTGAATGATCATTCCAGAATTCTTTTGGCAGTTTTGAATTAAACATAGGTTCAACCAAACATTCTTTACATGCATCCGTGTAGCTGCCAAAATATTTTTTATAAACATCAATATCAGGCAATCCGACAGTCCAAAGCTCAACAGAACTTAATGCTGATTTTAAATTTTTACTGATTATTCTCTTTTTAAGAAGCTCTATTATGTAGCTTTTTACAACTTCAAATGGCGCGATATCACACCACTCTTTTAATTGATGAGATTGTGAAAAATCTTTTTCAAAATACTCTTCATAATTTTTAAATGGTAAAAGTTCGCCAGTTAATTTGTTTTTTCTTTGAAAGTGATTTACATAATAATCACCCAGCAGCATATCGTGTTTCTTGATATGAGCATGTAAACTCTTTAGTGCATCAAAAGATACATCACATTCTTTACAATTAAATGACATCATCCATATTTACGCCTAAAACACGCGCCCTCCATTCAGACATGCCTTCTAAACGATGAGCTTCTTCTCTGACTAATTCTTTTTGCATTTCAGCGATACGAACCATATTGTTGCGCTCGTCTTGTTCTTGAAATAATTGAACTATTGATAAAATCGAAGCACTTTCTTTACTCTTGCTTTTCATTCTTTCTGCTCGATCACCTTGTAGTTTCTTTGTAAGGTTTTCAATTCTAGTTTCGCACTGATGATATTCGCCGCTTTTGGATTTAATGATTTCTGATAATCTGTTAGTCATATCACTTTGATCATTAGCCTCATCAAACAATTCATTAAGTTTATTTAAGTGCTTGCTTACAACTTCTAAGTTAATAATTTCTTTACAAACATTAAGATATAAGTTAATCTCATCAGCAGTGATGTCTGGCTTGTCCCAAGTTAAACGAATGAATTCTTGTTCAAACAATTCTCTATCTTCTCTAGATAGGTAGTTATTCATAATTCTTACGAATCTTGAATTATTTAAATTAATGCCCAACTTTTCGGCTCTAATTTTATATTGACGATTAAGTTTATCTTCTTGAAGATCGCTGCCAGTAGCGTCGTTAATCTTTTTGACTATTCTAGATATTGATTTCGGAGCTATATAACTTGTCAATAATCCCACATCTTGTGATGGAATTATATCTGGGTTAATTTCTCGTAAGACTTCTAAAACAGTTCTCTGCTCAATACTCAGAGATTTAATTTGCCTATCTGGGAAAATCAATTCCGCGATTTTTAATGAAGATGAACCAGACTTGGCCTGTTCAACAATAAATTCTTTTTGTTGTTTTGAGAATGAAATTCCTTCTTTCTTTTCTCTTTTAGTGGTATCGAAGCTTATCTCATTATCAATTAAAAACTTCCTAACAAGCCTTCCCTCTTTGCATCTGCCATCCAAATTATCGTTATTAAAGCATTTTTGCGTTAGCTCTATTAAAGAGCTAATTTTTTTGCAATTTTCCAATAAAAATTGTTGATTTTCTTCAGTAAGTTTCATTTACAATGATGTCAAAGTTTTTTATTATTTCTTCGGCCTTTTTTTGAAAAATAGATTTAAGATTTTTGACTTGTCTGTATCCTGCTTTTCTCTTTTTCTCATTAGTTTTATAACCCATAAAAGATGCAACATCCTCTTCTGTACAGTTTTCAAAAAACATCATGTAATAAGCCCGATAGTGTGTTACACTTAATTGGGTCTTCATATGCTCATTTAATTTATTAACAGAAAGTTCATAAGAAAAACTGTTATCTATTTTTGAACTAATTTCATTTACATGGTTCTCTGTCGATAATGTTATTTTTAAATCTAAACCTGTCTTTTTGAAAGAAGACCATTTATCATACAACTTACATTGTTTGTCTTGAATCCCGCTGCTTGTCGCGGAACAGGTATTTTCCCCAGTATTGAATTGACAATTTACGCAAGGACGAACATAATTCCCATAATGATTTCTAACCAAATTTCTAATTTGATTCGATATGATGCGGCCAATCCAAGGTTCAAGAGGGCGCTCTTGATCCCACATATGCCATTTTTTGTGAATATGAATTTTAATAATCTGTGATACATCTTCAAAATCAAACCAATTGATAGCATTAAGCTGCCATTTATTTTTTTGTTTATTAATTGCTGTTTCAATGACATCTGAATTATCCTCAAAGGTTTGATGATTATTTTTTTTCATCAATAAAATCATCCACAGATCTTCTGCGAGTTGGTTTAAATGAATTTTCAGTATGTTGACCAAATAAACTACCAAAGCTGAACGAATGATTTCCACCATCAGATTCAATATCTACTGCGAGCTTTCTGATATTTGGTATGCTGGCTACGCTCGTCTCGTCTTCATCGAGATCTTCATATTCTTGATCATCATCTTGAAGCAATTTAGGAGCAAGTGTTTTTTTTGCAATAGCAATAGACCCTAAACTATTACCACATTTTGTACAAAAATTTGGTTTAGCTAGATTATACTGTAACTTATTGCCACAACTAGAGCAAAAAATATGATTCATATATACACTAAGTATATATTATGAACCATACTTTTTCAATAATGATAACAAAAAAAATCTTTTAAATTGAGCTTTTCGCAGCTTGAGCGTAAGATATTTTTAGTGTTATATATTATTACACAATTATTGTTGTTCTAGCTTTCTAATAATGAATTTTAATATTTGACTTCTAACGATATCGTCCTCATTGAATGAAAATGAACATATTCCATTTTCCGTAGATTGTGGATCATCGAAGATATTAAACATCTGACTGAATCCTCCTTTATGGTGAATATCACTCTGCATAAAGTCGCCGCAAATAATGATTTTGGTATCTTCGCCAATGCGGGTAATCAAAGTGGTTAATTCTTTGAATGTAAAATTCTGAGCTTCGTCAGCAACAATTAATTTGTCTCTCCAACTTGCCCCTCTTAAGAAATTGATAGGGGCTGCTGAGATTTTTCCCTCGTTCTTTAGGAATGCCACATCTCCAGCATGAATAATCTCTTCAAGCTTATCATAAAGTGGCATTAAGAATGGATCAAACTTCTCCGCTATATCTCCAGGTAGAGAACCAAGTCCTTTATCAGCACTTTCGGCAATACTTCTTATGTAAATAAGATCTTTTTCTTTATTTTGTTGCATTATCTGCAATGCTGCATAAAGAGATAAATATGTTTTTGATGTTCCAGCTGGGCCTGAAATAAATATGATTTTATTTTCTGGGTTTAAAATTATCTCCAGTAGATTTTTTTGTTTTTCAGTAAATTTGAATTTTTTAGATTTGAATTTTATCGGCTGATTTAATAGTGATTTAATGTCAGCAACATCGATCTCTTTCCTTTTCACTCTTGCAGCTTTTTTAATGGCCATGTTATGATAATTACACTTGTATTCTTAGAAATTAAACAACAATTTCTTTAATTGAAACTTGAGTTGTTAAAGTCTCACTTTCTTGGATACTTGTCTGTTGCGAAAAAATGTTTGCCCCAGAGTTCATTGCAATTATTGCCCCAATAGTGTTTTGGGCATTTTTTAATGTTAGATTTAAATCTGATGGAAGTCTTGATCCAGAAAAATTTATAAGCGATACTAAATTAGTAGAAGAAATATCCATTTGCTTTTCTACTGTATCTAATATAAAATCACTGGCATTTGTTTGGCCCAGATTATAAATAGGAGATCTTCCGCAATTAACAGAATACCTAATTGAATTTTGAATATTGCTAACAAAACCTGTTGTTGAAGAAATTGAACAGGTGTTTCCATTAATCATTGTATTCGCAAATCCAGTTGTTAGATAAACAGTTGGAGAAATGATATCTGTTGGCAAATTGAATGAAGATGCAGCTCTGACCCC